AGCACGAATCAATCGTATTCTCTGACACAAAATTGTCAAACAAGTGGGGGATGTACTGTAGGGGTTACTCAAGGAAATTAGTATGAAAAAGTGGATCATATCATTATCAGTGATTTTAGTATTATGTGGAATACGTTTCTCTGATCCGTGGTTTTTAGATATGGTTCGACTAAAGGCAATGGACCAACATCAACGTAACCAAGAGCCCATGACTCTCTCTAGCCTAGTCACGGTAGAGATTAACAATCAGACAATCAGAAAAATGGGCCAATGGCCGTGGGATAGAAACAGAGTTTCTAATCAAATTATAAAACTCTATCAAGCTGGTGCATCGATAGTGGTTGTTCCGATACTGTTTGCAGACCCAGATAGGTTTGGTAAAGACGAAGTTCTTGCAAGAACTCTTAAACGGACTCCTACGGTTATAGGGCAAATACCTACTAATGATAATAGTGCATCAGGTGTAGTTCGTGGTGTTGCAGCTATAGGTACAGATTGGAAACCTTGGGTATATAATTACTCTGGTGTAGTTGGGCCTATTCCAGAACTGGCAGAAAGTGTTAATGCTGTTGGTATGATGGTTATTGCACCAGAAGCAGATGGTGTTGTTAGACGTATGCCCCTAGTGGTCGCGGTGGATGGTAAGTTGTATCCATCTATGAGTATGGAAATCCTACGAATGGCTGCGGGAGATATGTCGTTTCAGATGAAGACGGGTATAGCTGGTGTGGAGAAACTACGCATACCAAAATACAAGATGATTGACACAGATGCCAATGGAAACATATGGTTAGACTTTAAATGGAATACTCCAGTATATGCGTTGCATGAGGAATTACCAGACTTGACAGGTAAGATTGTTATACTAAGTATAACTGCTTCTGGTCTAGATAACCCCGTAGCAACCCCTGTAGGGGTCATACAGTCGCACAATCTTATTGGTGCATCACTTGCTACCATGATGACAGGTAGAAATATAACCCGCCCATTTTGGACTGATCTTGCAGAACTAGCAGTTAGTGGAGTGGGTGCATTAATTCTAACAATTGTTGTTCTCACTCTCACATGGTGGTTCGGAGCCGCATTGCTACCATTTTTCCTTGTTGGTTCATTCTACGGATCATCATATCTATTCACTGAGTACAGTTATCTACTAGATTGGTCGTATCCTGTCCTTACTATGTTTGTGGCTTGGGCTGTAGCAGCATTCTTACGGTTCATGGAAGAACTGAAACTGCGTTTACAAATCAAGAAGCAGTTCGAACATTATCTCGCACCAGAAATGGTCAAGCGATTACAGAAGAATCCAGACTTGCTCAAGTTGGGGGGTGAACGCAGAGAGATGAGTTTCCTATTCATGGACATCGTAGGGTTCACGCCTATATCTGAGCATTACAAGAACAATGATGATCCAGAGGGGTTGGTTGAATGTATTAACGATTATCTCAATCGAATGACGAATCTTGTGCTGAAAAATGGTGGAACAGTAGATAAATATATGGGTGATTGTATTATGGCCTTCTGGAACGCACCATTGGACTGCGAGAACCATGCAGAAATGGCAGTTCGTACATCTATGGAGTGTGCAATAGAGACAGAGGCACTTAAGCAGTCGTTCAAAGATAAGGGACTACCAGAGATTAACATAGGTAGTGGTGTTAATACTGGAACTTGCATCGTGGGCAACATGGGGAGCGACTCCCGATTTGATTATTCTGTGATTGGTGATGCAGTCAATCTTGCGGCCAGACTAGAAGCCGCAACTCGTAATTATCAGAAAGATAGTGGAGGTATAGTCAATACAATTTTTTCTTCTTATACAATGGAACAATTACCAGAAGATTTGAGAGGTGTAGAACTAGACAAAATTAAGGTCAAGGGTAAAGAAGAGCTGGTGACCATTTATAAACCAAAAGAACCGAAGGAGTAGATTATGTCAAAAAATTATTTTTCAATAAAAACAGGACATGAAGCCTCTGACAAGTATTTTAAATTCGCTCCTATATGGCACGATAGTGATATTATTAAAGCATGGGCAATCGGCGCAATAGTTGGGATATTCGTTACATTAGTGTTACAAGTATTTTTAGGTTATTTTTCACATTAATGAATTTGATACTTGACAAATCTTCTTTCATGATATATAATATATAAAGATGAAAAAATACAGAGATAAATAGTTTTAATGGATATATATATACACACAATTCTTGCAACAGGATGTTTGGCTGGGGCATACTATATTGGGCGCTACGTTTCTGGTAAGAATATATTGGAGCAGATTGTTACACATACTCTCGACAGGCTAGAAAGAGAAGGTTTTATTGTCACTAAGTGTGATGAGGATGGTGACAGAGAACTCATTCCTGTATCAGAGTTAATTGCAAATGCGCTTCAAGAATCTAAGAAAACTACTTGACAAATCTTAAACATTAGTTTATAGTTATAATTATGAGCGGTATGCACCTATTGCCTGTGTATTATTCGACTACGAATAATCGCAAGCGTAAACAAAAGAAGAAGTCTGTCTCTGTCCTAGAGGCAGAGCGTCAACATGCAAAGTTTCTCAAGAAGATGGGTATCGGTACTCGTAGCTCAGTTGCAACAGAGCAACGGTATTCTAAACCGTGGACCACAAGTTCGAGTCCTGTTGAGTACGCCAATAAACCTACTTACGATCCAAGTATGGCAAAAAAGAAACCTAATGTTTATACCGGCACAGAGATTATTGGTATTGCTCAGATGCATAAATCTAATGCTGTTCCCATCCGTACTAAAAAACATGCAGAAGAAATTGCTCGTATGAGGCGAGGATGAATATATTTAATTCTGAAGAAAAGGAAATACAAAATGAAACATATTAAAAGTGATAGTGGTGCGATTGTAGTGCGAAATAATAATGTTGATAAAGCGATGAAGGTTTTGAAAAAGAAACTCACCGAAGATGGCTTCTTTAACGAACTACGAGAACGAGAATTCTATATAACAAAGAGTGAAAAGAAACGCCATGCACTCGCTGCTGCAAAGCGTCGTAACAAGCGTAATCTTGAAAAACGAATGATTGAACAAGGATACTAACATGCACTTGAAGGAATATGAGAATCTTACCAAAACTTTGACGCCTCTGAAAGAGCATCATCCAAAGAGTTGGTATCTAAAATGGATATCGTCATTGTTCCTTATTGTAGCAATGATCAGCGCAACAAATAACTGGTATCCCTATAACATGTTTCTACAATTCATAGGAGTTTCTGGTTGGCTGATAGTTGCAATTCTCTGGAATGATAGATCATTAATCGTTTTGTATGCAGTATCATGTGCGATATTCGCCAACGGCATCTTTCAATATTTTCTAAAGGTATAATACAATGGCACGAAAGAAAATTACTGTAACTACAGACAACAGTGAGTGGAAAGCACCTAAGAAACGCAAACCGCGCAAACCTATGTCTGATAAGCAGAAGGCTGCGGTATCAGAACGTCTTGTAAAGGCAAGGGAAGCAAAATTAAAAAAGAACCCTGATTATGGACAATCAAATATTCATGAGAGTCTTCGTAATTTACCTGATGATCACCCACTGAGTCCTAGTAAGGTAAAAAACTGGATTAAGGTTCAAAAGGAATATGTCAGTAGTGAACGTGCTGCAGTTAGACATAATATCAAAGGTGCTATAGCAAGACTTGCTAATCATGAAGGTTATGTTCGTAATATGCAGTCATATTTTCGAACTGGTGCTTGGATTGATATGTTCTACGGTGAACATCAACAAAATAGAATACACAACAGATGTATTGCACTAGCATATTACTGGCATGGCCGCAAGAAGGGTCAACCCAAAAGAGATATTGGAACTTTTTACCCAGATATGGGATGTACCTATACACAAGAAATGTTTGAAGAGGAAAATGGATATGAACGACCAAGAGATACCAGTACCGGAAAACGTAATAAAAGGACCGTGGGCAGTAAAGGGCGGCAGAAAAGTAAAGCTTCCTGATCAGGATATTATCGAACTTCAACAGAGGCTCGATTTTGCCGATGACCTCTCCAAGAGTTTGATGGTGCAAATGATTCACACGTTGGGAGAGAACGCTATTGATATTTCCCAAAACTCTTTTATTCGTGATGTAGCGATGATTATTGAGCTAGTGCAGGGTGCTATTTACAGAGACTTAGAGCTGGAACATTCAACACATAAATTTATGGAAGAGTTTGTTGCTATGGTAGTTAATCCAGATAGTAGTGTTGAGACAGATGTTGATTTCAACACTATTACTAATCTTGTTGATTTATTAAAGGATAACGACGATGACCCAGAAATTTCATGAACCATTTAGCCCAACAATTCTAGAGACTAAAGTGACACAACGATTTGTAAATATCGTTAACGATGTGTCTGATGATGTTCTCTCTAATGAAGAAAAGAGTAAGCAGTGGGATTGGTCAAACAAACTTGTTGGTAAGGTGAGCAAGGAAGTTTTAATTCCTCTTACTAATGAAGAGGACAAGTTATACCTTCTTGGAATCGTGAAGCAAGGTTGTCTTGATTATCTGAATTATATGCTTGATAAAGGGAGAACTAATCCTTGGACTCGAATGGACTCTGAAAACTGGAACAAAAAACCTACATTAGATAATATCCATCTAGATCACAGTTGGGTAGTTAGCCAGTATGCGGGTGACTTCAATCCCTTTCATCATCATAACGGAGACTTCTCTGGTGGTATCTATCTGAAAGTGCCGGAGGGTATGAACGATGAGTTGGAAGAAGATTCCAAAGACCATTATCCTGCAAAGGGCTTAATTGAATTTGCATATGGTGAGTCTCAACCATTTCGATGTGACAATCTAAAATTCAAACCAGAAGTAGGTAAATTTCTAATATTTCCATCTTGGTTGAAACATCTTGTGTACCCATTTTCAGTAGAAGGTGAACGACGTATGATGGCCTTCAATGCGTCCGTTATAAATAAGTAGAACGAAAGAGAAATTATGATATTAGTTGACATGAACCAGATTTCAGTTGCATCAGTAATGATGCATCTGCATATGACAAAGCAGACCAAGCCCGATGAGGATATGGTCCGTCACATGATTCTCAATTCCCTACGCATGTATCGCATGAAGTTCTGCGATGAGTATGGCGAGTTGGTTTTGTGCTATGATTCAAAACACTACTGGCGCAGAGACTATTATCCCGAATACAAATACAGTCGCAAGAAGAGTAGAGAAACTTCTACTAACGATTGGAATGCTATCTTTGAAGTGCTAAATGCAGTCAGGGATGAATTGAAAAAGTTCTTTCCATACAAACATTTAGAAATATATGGTGCAGAGGCTGATGATATCATTGCGGCATTGTGTGGTGAGTTGGAGTTTGACAACGGCAAGACACTGATTCTATCAGGTGACAAAGACTTCATTCAGTTGCAGAAGTTCCGTAACGTGTCACAGTACAGTCCAATTACCAAGAAATTTGTGAATGGAATTGATCCTTACATTTATCTGGATGAACATGTTCTGAAGGGTGACAGCAGTGATGGCGTACCCAACGTGCTATCCCCAGACAATACCTTTTCGGACGGCCTTCGACAGAAACCCCTAAGTAGGAAGAAAATTCAAACTATGATTGGGGGAGAGTTTCCGAATGATGAGGTTAAGCGTAATTATCAAAGGAACAAGAAACTGATTGATTTGAAGGAATCGCCACCTGAGTTGTTTTTGGAATGTATCAAAGAATATAATGAGGCCCCAGAAGGCGACCGTAGCAAACTACTAAATTATTTTACACAAAAGAGGCTACGTAGCCTCGTTGAATCTATAGGAGAATTTTAATGGCAATAGACACATATACACGAGGATTCGCAGAGATTTTGGAGAAGGTTTCCAAGATTAAATCAAAAAAGGAAAAGGTCACTTTTCTAAGGAAATATCAAACTGATGCACTTCGCATGATTTGCAAGGCATCCTTTGATCCCAAGATTATTTGGGAACTTCCAGAGGGAGATGTCCCTTATACTCAGAATGATGCACCAGAGGGAACAGAACATACTGTATTGGCGCATGAAGCAAGGAAGTTGTATCATTTCATCAAAGGGGGTAATTCTGCTATAACCCAGAACAAACGTGAGATGATGTTTGTTCAGATGCTTGAAGGTCTTCATAAGGCAGAAGCAGAGTTATTGATTGCTGCGAAGGACAAAGTTCTACACCAGAAATACAAGGGCTTGTCTGATAATGTGGTTAAAGAGGC